AACATTAAAAGCTAATGCATAGTCTTCTAGCTATACTATTACTGGCTCTGATGCATCTGGCTTAATCTCTATTGGGACTAATGCTGAAACAAGTAGCTTCTCTATTAGTGGTTCTGATGCAGATGGACAATGGATACACGTATCTAATGCTTCTGAAGGTGCATTCCTTATTACTGGCTATAATGCTTTTGGTGAAAAGTCTGGAGCAATCTCTCTCACACCAGAAGACCTAGATGCTATTGCTACTGCTGTATGGGCCTCTAGTGAGGCTGTAGCAGCCCATGCTAAGTTAGATGCTATATTGGCTAGGATAACCTGCTAATGGCTTTTAATGCTGTTACACTTGCTGCAATTGTAGCAGCAGTATGGGCACATCCTCAAGGGGTTGCTTATCTTGAGAAGATAGACACTATTGAACAACTGTCTATCTCTTGTGGTAATCCTTGTTGCAATGAATTAGGTAGTGGACAGCATAGAGCAAGAAAAGAGGAAGAAGAGAAGTGGAGAAATCTTCCTGAGTACTATCAATACAAGCCAAAAGAGAAACAAGAAATTGTTCAGCTTGAAGAACATTTCCTCCCCCCTACAGAGAATGTTTCTCCTGAAGAACTTGTAGCAATACTAAAAACTGTAGTCAGTAAGATACAATCTCCTGCTCCTGTAGCAGTATATGATCGAGAGGAAGATGATGAAGAAGCTATCCTCTTTTTAATGGGTGTACTGAAATGACCATAGAAGAAGAAATCAGGGATATCTTGCTTACACTCTGGGACAATAGTGTAGGTAGCCCAGAATATCAAAAGGAATTATGGAAGAGACTATCCTATCTACTTAGCTTAAAAGGTATCTTTCTATGACATTGAGACAACAACAAGTAAAGTTTGCCTCTATGGTAGCGGCTCTTATTGCTAAAGCTTTCGACCTTGGATATGAAATTACTTTGGGAGATTGCTATCGTGATCCTCGACTTCATGGAGAAATCGGGGAAAAGAAGGGATATGGTCACGCTAAAAGCTGCCATAAGTTGAGACTAGCTATTGATATTAACCTTTTCAAGGATGGTGTGTATATCCAAGATGAAAAGGGGCATAAAGAGCTAGGAGAGTGGTGGGAGAAGCAAGGAGGTTCTTGGGGTGGAAGATTCCAAGACTTTAATCACTATAGTTTATCTTGGGAGGGAATGAAGTAATGGAGGAGATTCTTAAATGGGGTGCTTATGTCATTACAGCTATTATTGGTTGGTTTGTTAAAACCCTCTGGGATGCTCAAGCTGATCTAAGAGAGGATATGAAACAGTTGGAAATTAACTTACCTAAAGAGTATGTAAGTAAGGGAGATTTTAGAGATATGTATCAAGCTGTATTAGCTAAACTTGATCGTATTGAAGCATATCTTTTACATAGTAAGGAAGAATAATGGCTTGTAAAAAGAAAAAGGGGGAAGGCAAGATGCCCTCCCCCAAGAGACTTACAAAATAATCTGCCAATCCTCTGCTAACATATCCGTCTGAGAACACAACCAAGGTACTACATCTCCTTGTGCGGTCTTCATATCTACATGAGCATGATATGTGATCTCTGTACCGGAAGGATATATCCCTAGAAGGGGTGGACGATTTACAATAAATCGACTACCAGGAACTAAGAAAAGAAACATATTTTTTCCATTCCAACCTTCTCTACAGACCTTACTTCCCAATTTCATTGCTTCTAATGCTTGTCCAAAGTTCATATAGTGTTCTCCTATTGTTTAATAATCATTACTGGTTTATTATGCTTCTGAGCATACTTAATTGCGTGCTCAGTTCCACTACTTACTCCATCCCAAAAGGCTAAGACCTTATCACAGTTGTCAATGATCTGTCTGTTTCTAATGAAGAAATATTTCTTCTCAAAAGTTACATATTTATCCAGAACATGGTAGGGTTGAAACTCAATAAAGTCTAGTCCATTCTGTTTAGCATATTCCTTGGCTAAACTATCTACTCCCTTCGCACCACCTGAAATAATTGTAACACTTCCAAAAGTATGCTCTTTAATAAACCGAGCAATATGAGGAAAAACATAATGACTGTCATCTATGTGCCTACTTCCTACGATAGCTACCCGCATCTCTAATCTCTTCCATAGTTCGTTTACAACCAAGACAATATGTTTTACAGGGAGAGAGCTTGCATTGTTTAATACATTTCATAGGTCGCACACCCCCGCAATACACGCAAGCTGTTGCATCCCCTCCGTATTATCTTCCTGTTCTACAAACTCAGACCAGTCAACTGTAGGCATCTTAGCCAGCATTGCTTCATACTGCTCCTTAGTGATATCTTCGTAAGGAGCTTGTTGGTAAGTATGATCTGAGAATGGAAGGAAGGATACCCCAGACATTTCATCAAAATGTTTCCATACCCAAGCTCCTACCTCCATCCATTCATCATCTTTAACAGAGATGGTTACAGATGGCTTATGTTCGCACCAATGTCGTTGATAAGTGAGCCATAGTTCAAGCTGCTCAATAGCTGTCTTATCCATACGACATACTGCACCTTCGGGGGCTTTCATGGGGAAAGAGAACACGGCTGTAGACTCAGGACGGAAAGCTTCATCTTCTACAGGGACACCCTTATCCTTTAGGAATTTATAGATACTGTCCTTTTTATCCATTCTGATACGGCGAATATAATACGGATTATGACGAGCATGGATGCCACTAGCAGAATCAACCAACTGTGAAACAGTTCCCGAAGGTTTGACACAGGTAATCGACGCACTTGGATTAATGCCAAGTCTATTAGCCCACTCTTCATTTACACTCCTTGCATGATCACGTAATTGTTCAAGAAGATTTGGCAATGTACTTTCATCTTCATATTCATAATAAGTACGATCCTCTATTTCAACTTCTTGTATAATGGTTTTTATAGTACCATTCAAGATAGGATGATCCATAATACCAGTGAGACTTACTCCAAGGAGTCGTTCTTCCTCGGTATTCCGTTTCCACTCTTCACTGAGGAACTGGAAGTTGGTGAGGGTGGATTGAATAGTTCCCAAAATTGTGGCAAGTTCAACTTTTCGTTTAAGATCGTCAAATGTGTCATCCGCTCTAACAACCACTTCCGTTAAATTGCAAAAGCCCTTATCTCGTAGAATTATCTCACTACAGGGGTTAGTCCCTAGTTGTTCATCAACCTTATTAATAACAATCTTTTTAATCTTCATATCGACTCTTTACTAAATAATTATGAGCCTCAATAAGGAGGTACTCATTATCTTTAAATTGGCCTAATCCTGCATTACAAGACCAACAGAAAAGACCACGAACTTTTCCAGTAGTATGGTCATGGTCTATATGGAACTTATTATGCCTACCACCAGGAGAGGTGGTTCCACAAATAGCACATTTATTCCTCTGCTTATCTAGTAGAGTGTTGTATGCTTCTTCTGTCAAACCATATTTCCACTCTTTAAAAGAACCCGGATTCTCTTTTCTCCAATTACGTTGATACTCTAATTTACAATTATGACAAACCTTACTGCCAGTATTATACTGAGAGTATCTCCAATTTTCATCTTTAATTAAAGGAGTGTTGCAGAATTTACAGGATTTCATCATCTTCCTTTACTTTATAAGCAGGAATATCTCCTCTAGATGTTTTTACATACTCATTAGCTGAGAACGTCTTTTTAGTTCCATCTTCTAGTTCAAAGGTATAAGACAAAGAACGCCTACCCCATTTTCTAGCCTGAATTAGGGAAGCTTCTCGGTTAAAGATTCCACGTTCTCCTGACTTGGATTTAACAAGAGTAGTCCATTCTTCCAGGAAAGTCGTAGCATCAGGTTTCTCCGTGTAAGCTACAGAATTGTTAGCCAAAGATCGTTGAGAGTTAGCTTCCCACCATGCACCACTCTTAGCTTCAGCCATACGCCTATCAGAGAGATTGGAGAGAGAGATAAGGGCACTACGCCTTACCCCACCCACTACAACAATCTCTCCAATCATACACATCATGTCGTGGACTTCAAGGCTATTAAGTTTTCTACCCTTTGCTCGCTTAAAAGTTTCCACAGTAAAGTCGAACAGTCTTCGCAAAGGTTCAGGTCCAGAAGCCCGTCCACCGAAGGTGACAAGTCGTGCCCCTGCTGGACGTACCTTCGAATAGTCAACAGATGGAATGTCTCCTTCCCACAATGAGGACAGGAGCTTTTTAAAGGACTTAGCCCATCCAAGTTTGCTATCTCCTACGACAATAACATCATCAACATGCTTGAGTTCAGAAGGAATAGGAGGAAGCTTTGCAACCTCTTGCCTTTCACAGCTAAACCCAACACCCGTACCATTCATAAGAATATAAAGAGCTTCAGAAAATGCCCTTTTATTATTCACAGCAAGGTAAGAGCAATTGTAAGCAGAGATATTATCTCGCTCACAAGCCTCTCCTGCGGTCATCATAAGTCTCATAGAAGGCATGATCTCTAGATTGAGAATAGCTTCACGGAGTTCCTCATAAATAGGATGATCCTTCTTTTCACCGTGAGTAACATCAATACTCAAAAAAGTCTTATTAGAAAGATAGTTAATTAGCCTATTAACTGTTTCCTCCCAAGTCTCCCTTCGTTGTTGGTCAGGAAGAAAACGAGCATAACGGCTCTGATGAATGATGCTTTGATAAAGACTAGGTAGCACTATTAATTCCCTTATAAATTTCTTTCAATTCACTATCCCACTCCTTATTGTTCAGGAGTTCCTTCATCTTCCTCGGGGGTAGTGTCCGTGAATCCTTCTTTGAATCTAATGGTTTCTTGTTTTTCTTCAATTCTATCTTGGAATCGCTCCACAATCTCTTCACTGGTAATTTCGAGAAGTTCTAAGAGAACAGTCTCTTCCTCCATAGTTAGTTTTTCACATAGTTCAAAGAAGGTCATGACATTCCTTTAACCTTTTCAGCAGTCCTATAAGCACCAAGACCAAGCATACCAAAGAGGAGGGTCATAAGAGTTTCCAGTTCTAAGCCAGGAAGGAAAGTATTATAGCCATTCATTGCTACAGCCCAATTAGCCAAAGGACGAACCACAAACTGAAAAGCCAAACCAAAACCGCAAACCCAACCAATAAAAGGACGCCAACCTGCCCGGAAAGGATCGGTAGACTCCGCTTCAGCTTTATTAACTGAAATTTGAGCAAGAGCCAAAGATACATCAGCTTCAAGCTGCTTAAGTTCACCATCCTGTTGAAGTTGTAAAAGAGCAAGACGTGCCTTATCTTTCTCTTCAGGATTAGGGAAAAGTCTTTCAATAAGTTTTGTACCAACATCGAAGATTCCTGTTAAAAGTAGGGGATTCATTGCAACCACTCCTGTACTTCTTGTTCTTCTGCTCCAATAGACTCCAGCATGGCATCAAGAAGAGTTAGACAAGGTTGCTCTTCAATATCTTCTGGATCATCTGGAAGAGGAGGATCAAACTCAACCTTGACATTAGCAAACTCATCATCAACGTTAGTAATATGGATAAGTACTCGTTCAAATTTCATTAAGTTTCCTTAGAGATGGGGGTTATAATCTGTTTCTTTTTGCAGCAAGAGAGTACGAAGATAAACTACAAGGTCTAGAGCTTCATTATAAGCATGGTTTAGCATGTCTTCATTTGTATTTGCTGTAAGGTACTTACCATACTTATTATAACCCATCTTCTCTCTTTTAGCAATGTCTTCTAGAACATAGTCCCAAGAAGTCTGCTTATCTTCATACAGAATATCTGAGCAATCACCCATCGTACTTCTCCTTAATCATTTTAATAAGCTCAGGATGCCTATATTCATATTGGTCAGGAATATCTAGAGCAATGAGGTCTTTGTGCTGGAGACCAAAAGTTGTAAGCATCCCCTCAATCTCTTGAGCCATCCAAGATTCAGCACAGACAATTTCATCTGCCCAATGTAGAAGTACTTCATCCACAGGAATGAGAGCGTATTCTTTACTCAACCCTGCTGCCCTAGTGTTGTAGTTGTAAGGCTCTTGGGAGAGCACTACAGCCATTGTAGGGCTACGGAGAAGTCCTGCACTACAGACACATAGGACTTTTTTTGTAGTTCCTTGGAATCTGTTAGAAGCATTACCAATACGATTGTAAAAGCTCATTTGTACTTCTTCTCCAAGTATTTCAAGCTAATGGCATGATGGTAGAAGCTGCCTTTATCCACCTCATACAGCATGTGTACACCACGGAAATAGTTATTCCCCTGCTTTGTCAAGTAGTCTTCATCATGTTCATAACAACAACCAGCAAACAAACCAGTTATTGTACTTCCATCTGCTCGGTAGTCTGTAGCAATATCCATAGTCTGTACATGACCTTGTACACAAGACATATGCTTCTTAACAAGCATTTGCCTAGCGCTTGTACAGGGACGATTCATCACACCTGAGGTAAAGTAGTGTGAGTAGTTAATTCCATCAATAGTTACGATTTCAAGAAATGGATGAACCTCCCAAACATAATAAGGCAAATCAGCAACAGAAATAAGCCCATCTAGTTTCCTATCTTCTTCAATAGCTCGATTAATACGCTCCTCATGATTACCAAGGGTAAGAATAAGACGAGGTTTCCACTGCTTCTCTTTATTCCTCTTAAGACGAAGCATCTCATCTTCAATAGGTTTGAGAAAGGTGTTCATAGCCTCTGTAGCAGCTTGGATGTCTTGGGTATAGCTCCTACCCT